CAGCACTTCGTCAGGATCGGGCAGGCGGGCGTCGGTTCCAGTGGCTCCACCGTTTCCATCAGAGCCGTACAGAATGGCTTCCAGTTCGGCGAGCTTCGTCGCATCCGCTTTGGTGCTGTCGATGATGATCTCGCTGACAGGCTTGAGCGTCTTATTGCTGGAATCTTTTGCCGCGACGACCACAGGCGTGGTGGTGCAATCCCAGCTGAAGGTGATCGCATCGGGGCTGTCGTTGATGGTTTCATAGCTGCGCTCAGAAGGAGACGCGGTAGCGTTCCAGATGATGTGCAGCTTGTAACCGGCATCGATGCCGGAGTATTCATCACTGCCGATTTCGGTGCGGAAGCAGAAACCGAAAGCCTTCCGCTTCTGCTGGCCGGCGATGACGCCATCGGCGTAGGCGTAGCTGCCATCGCAAACGGCGAATTCTTCGGGGTACATGTACGCTTCGATGCCGAAGTTGAAAGATTCTTCGGAACGCAGGGTAGCGTACTTCATGTTGTCGGCCCACAGATCATTGGGCTCGGCGCCTTCTGGAGTTTCGGTAACGCCGGTCAGGCCATTCCAGACCACGCCGGCCTCATACTTACTGGTTTCGTTGTCAGTATGCGTGCTCTTCATGGGGTACAGAACACCGTTCTTAACGCCGGCTTCGAAAAAGCGCTCACCGGACTTATCCCAAACGAGTTTTGCCATATCCATTTCCTCCGTTTCAATAGTAAAGTGTGTAGGGGTAGTGGTTCAGATTTTGATTTTGAAAAGGGCGTTCAGCCTTCGCCGTCGCCATCCTTGCCACCTTTTTCGGTATTCGAGTGTCCGGGTCTTTATCGATCACGGTCACTCGGTATTCATCCTGAAACGCATACGGAACATTGTTCGCATAAAGTGTTTTGTGCGGCAGCTTCTCGTACACGATACAAGGATGCTTCATTTGCACAGTGGGCGGAGGCTGGAAATAAACCTGCCTCGATCCCAGCAGCCCGCACAGCACTTCGTGCAATTCCAGCCTCCTGTCGGCCATGAAAGGTCACATCCCATCTGTGTCTATTACTCATTCCATACGCCGCTCAGCGTAAGAATCAGCCGCGGACGCTCAACCTCCACATCCGTCACCTTCCACTTCGCGCCCATCCAGCACACGTACTTGATGTGCTGAAAGTTTTCGTTGGCGTAAGCGTCGGCGAGAATGGAAATATTGTTGCCCACATTAATATTGTCATTCAAATGCTCGCCCTTTTCATTACGACTCCTGTTTTTCATCGTGTCACCGTAATAAGGACGCTCGGTAATCGTTTCTTCATCGCTCCACACCCCAGGACGGACCTCCTGAACGGTGCCAAAGCCAATGTTGCCATAAAACCGGGCCATCGGAGATCACATCCTTCGGGGTGCATTTTGATTTGTTAGTTAGAGTAGACTAACCTACGGATCCAAAAATCAGCCGTTGGTCGCCACAGTCTCCAGAGCGATAGCAGAGTAAGGCATGATCAGAGCGCCGGAGCAACGGGTTTCGATCAGATACTTCTGCTTGTTGTAGTCGATATCGAAATCGTCGAACATGTTCACGGCGCCACCGCGATCCGCGCCGACGTTGTAGTCGTCGGGGTTCACGATAATGCCCATCAGCGTATGAGTAGCGTTGCCAACGGCACGAGTCTTGTTCTCCATCACGGGAACGGACACGATCTCCTTCACACGCATAGCGGTGGCCAAAGTGGCTTCACTTTCATACAGCCGACGGCCAATGCTGTCTTCCAGCAGCAGGCATTCGGTGAGAACGTCTTCGGTGACATACAAAGTGGGATTGCCGGAACCCTTATAGTTCTTGCGAGCACCCACAGCAGCGCGAATAAAATTCTTCGCAGTGGTGGCAGCATCGGTCCCAGTGGGAACAACCTGCTTGATGGTGTAGAAATCAGCATCGGTCCAGATAGGACGAATGTTGGTTTCCTTGATCTTGTCTGCAGAGGCGACGGAGCGGCCATCGCCAATCAGCATAGCCCGAGCCAGTTCCTCATCCAGCTTACCGCGCATTTCGGTCTTCAGCCAGGCCACAACATCGAAGTCAGTGATGTCGATCACGTCGTCACGATCGATGCTCTGCTTCTTATACACAGTCTGGGGAGGAGTTTCGCGCTTGATCAGAGCAAACGCTTCCTCAGCCTTCGGGCCTTCGTTGGTCTTCAGCCAACCCTTGGCACGGGCGTCATCAGGAGTGATGTCGGCAAACGTAGAGCGAATGCGGCTGAAAGGAGTGTGGTGAACAGCATTCATGAACTTCTTCACCCAGCCCTGGTCGCGGTCGACAAAACCGGGGGTACGGGTGACGTTCTGGGAATCGGGGAACAGGTAGTCGATGTTGGTGATGCCATGGGCCAGAACCACATCGCGAAGACTGGCGTTGCCGTCACGGGCTTCGCGCATGATGTCTTCCATTTCAGCGTGGGTCAGAACTTCCTCGGGGTGCTGGGCATCGCCTTCGAATACATTGTGCTTCATTTTTTCTTCACCTTCCTCATCTTTTTCGCCCTCGGCCTGCTCCAAAGCAGCGCCGATCAGGGCATAAACAACCGTTTTCTGTTCTTCGGTGAGCGTGTCAAACACGTCTTTCACGGTCTTATCGCCGTCTGCCATGCTCTTTTCCTCCTTCTCCTTGATGTCGCTGTGCTGCATCGCGGTTCCGATCATGGCGTAGACGACATTCTTCTGTTCCTCGGTCAGCGTGTCGAACACGTCTTTCACCGTCTTGTTCTTGGGAGCATCGTCCTTCTGATCGTCAGAGTGGGCCAACTGATTGTCGATCTCGTCGCCCCAGTTCACCACGAACAGCTCTTCCTGATCACCTTCAGCGAAATCATCGCTGTGCACCATCACGGCTTCGATCTGCGCGCCAGGATTCGCACCAGCAAGCACCAGGCTCACTTCACGAATATCACCATGGAGCACTTCGCCGCTTCCGCTCTGCTGAAGCTTATTGGCATAGATACTCATGAAATGAATATCACCATTCTTCAGCATACCGCGGGCCGTCTTTCCGGCCTCGTTGTCATTCAGAAAACCGTAGGCGTACACACCGTCATCACGGTTTTCAAGCAGGGCATGGCCGAGCACGTTATAGGGCTCGTTGTGCTGGTGATTCCACACCAGCGGCACACTCATGCCATCATTGTGCTTAAATGCGTCTTTCCGGATGATCCGGCCATCACTGCAGCGAATATCGTTGCGCGTAGCCCATCCGCAAAAATCACACTTCGGGGGCATAATTACCCACCTCCCTCAATGGTTCTTCATTTTGATTTCCGTCGTAGCCATCCATCGGCGGCACTACCGTGGAGCCATAGTCCACATACGGCTCGGTGTCCATCGGCATGTTCTTGTTCCGCAGTGCATCGGCATCCTGGGTGTCCACCACCTTCATGCCAAGAATCTGCCTGAACTCATTGCTGCTCATGATGGCGTTACGCGTCATCACATCGGCAATGTCGGCCAAGGCAGAAATCGGAATAAACTTGAACGGCTCCTTGAAATAATAAATAGACTGCCCCTGACTTCGGGCAGTCTTGGTGAGAAACTTCCTCTTCATTTCAAGGGCGATTGCCGCCACGATGGGCTCGATCAGCTTATTCTGATAGTTGGTCTGTTCCGTATCGCTCGCGGTACCATTAAATACCGCCTGGCTGAAGCCGATCTCGTTGTACAGCTGACCGGAGAGGTATTCGATCTCCTGCTGCAAACCGTTTTCAAGCGGACGATTCAGCTGGATCACACGCTCGGTGCTGTCAATGTAGCCGACGCCGAGCTTGTTTTCATTCAACTGGCTTTCCAGCGTTTTCCGACGATCTTCAGCCTGATTGATTCTGGCTTCGCCCTTGAGTGCATACGGAAGCTGCATCAGAATATTCAGTTTTCCGCTGCCTGTCTGCTCGTCCACACGATCCAGAAGCGCCATCTTATGCACCAGGCGCTTCAGGGTGCCGTTTGGATCGTTCATCACAGCATAGAGCGGATTCTCAATAATCGCCGTGCTCCGCTTCGGAAGCGTGAGCATCTCTTTCATTCCGGTCCGCTCGTTGTACAGCTCCACCTTCACGAACTGCGGATACCACTCCTGAATCCGGCCGATGCGCATCGTTTTAATATCGTAACTATCGGTCACGTTCGGATTCATCGTCGTATCAACCGGGACCAATGCCACGAACCCCTCGTCCAGCAGACTGAACACCAGATTATGCTTAAATTGAAGCGCATTCTGATCAATGTTCGCCTCTAACGTCAGGCAATTGTTCAGCCCGGAATCCATCGTTTCCTGATACCGGCCGTTCGCGTCCAGGCGAACATGCTGAATGTTTACCTGGCTCACGTCGATCGCGATACGATTGATGATCGCGGTCAGGATCGTCCGCTCCGTACTCATCCGAGGAACGGGCCTGTCTGGCCTTACGGAATATGACGGGCCGATATCGGTGTAAGCATAGTCGCCATAAGGCGGATCGCGATTAAAAAAAGCGTTCCAGGCATGTTTCAGCCTGGAACCGAAAGTATCTTTATCCGGCAATAATTATCACCTGCCTGTGGTTACGGCCTACCCATACGACATGCCGCTGTCTCTGGTTACTTCTGTTTTGCCACTTCGTCCCATATTTCGTAGACAAAATTCTGAGCCATTCCGAGCATTGGGTCGTTTCCATTAGTTAGGTCCAAGCGTTTTTTTCAATTCGATACCGTGATGCTGCAGGCAGCCAGAATCGCGATTAATAACATAATTCAACGCGCTCACCACCAATTAAGTTACTTCTTCTTTTCTTTGTCCTGATCGTTTCCGCCTCCGAAAAGACCTTTCACCCAATTCCAACCGTCCTGGGCTGCTTTGCCTACAGAATTAGCTGCATCGGTGACGCCTTTCTTAGCGTCGTCAACGGCTTTTGTCACATCGGACAAAGCGCTGTCGGCAAATTTGCCAACGTCTTTACCGGCTTGTTCGACCCACTTTTTCCCGGCATCGAGAGCTTCACCGGCAGTCTTCTTCACATCGTCTGCGCGATCGACAACCCACTTAGACGCATTGTTATAAGCCTTATTAGCGGCTAACTCTGCATCGTTTACACGATCGAGAGC